GATCATGTAGCATATAATGCCTGGATGATGATGTCTAAAAAACTAAAACCAGAAAAAATAATAGTTCATGATGTTTTCAATGGATATTCTATTAATCCTCACGAAGATAATCAACATATTTTAAAATCTATTAAATCAGAATTTGGTTTGTTATCTCTTAAGTCAGAGATAGAGGCATTATCTTTATATTTGGCAAATATGACAGAACACACAAAAGAAGTAATAATTGTTAAATCTAATCATGATTTGTTTTTAGATAGCTATTTACAGCAAGGAAAGTATGTAAAGGATTATATCAATTATAAATATGCTTTAGAATTAGCTTTAGTGTTGGCAAATGACGAAGATCCATTAAAATATGCAGTTGAAAAATTCTTATCAGAGGATGTTAAAAATAAAATTAGATGGTTAAAATTAGATGAAGATCTCTTGATAGATAAAGTTCATTGTGGTAACCATGGACATATAGGCCCATCTGGAAAAAGAAATCCACCAATATCTGCTATAGAAAAGTCTTATAAATATTCTGTTACAGCTCATAGTCATGCCCCTGAAATATTAAGAGGGGCCTATAGGGTAGGAACTACATCGATATTGAATCCAGCATACCGACATGGAGCATCATCATGGCTACATACATCCTGTTTAATTTATAATTTAAATCAGCGACAATTGATTAATTGTATATTTGGAGAATATACCACTGATAAAACAAAATAAGGAAATACGATGTCTAATAATTATCTATGGATAGATACAGAAACTACTGGATTAAAGTCCTATAAGAATGATATAATTCAAATAGCTTGCGTCCCTGTTATAGATGGGAAGGAACAATCCCCATTTAATGAGTTTTGCCAGCCAATAGATTATTCTACTATACAAGAAGAGGCCATCAGAGTTCATGGGATCACCATAGAAAAAATGAAAACATTTCAATCCCCTACTATCTTATTAGATAAATTTATAAATTATATTAAATCTTTTAATACTAAGTTTATAATCTCCGGGTATAATGTTAATTTTGATAAAGATTTTATTGTTGCCTGGTTTTCTAAATTAAATAAGTCTCACCTATATCAAGATTTATTTGATAATAATGTATATGATGTATATAGGAGAGCGAAAGTATTAAAAAAACAGCTAAATTTGAAAACAATTAAGTTAGAAAATTTAACTAAGCATTTTGGTGTTTCATTGGATTGTGCTCATGATGCTTTATATGATATCCGTGCGACAATAGAAATCGATAGGCATTTAGCTATAGTATTAAATGATACTAATAAACCAACAGTTTCAGAAACAATAGTTGAATATGTAGGAGAAATAGAACCTTTTCCAATGTTGCACTTACACTCAACATATTCCTTTAGGGATTCCATTAACTATATAGAAGATTGGGTTAGTTTTGCTTTAGAAAATAATATCCCAGCTGTGGCATTCCCAGACCATGATTTGGCAGCTAGCCTCTATGATAGTGCAAATTATTCTTCAGTGATATCTAAAATAAACAAAAAAAATAAAACATCATTTACTATAGACGACTGTAAGAACATCCCTGCAATATCAATAATATTAAAAATATCTGAAACTTGCTGCCCTAGATTAAATTTATGGGCTAAAAATAATAAAGGCTATGCAAATTTAATTAAATTAGCATCTTCTGGGTGGAATGATGTTTTAAAAATTGATAAAAAAGTAGAATATCCACAAGTTTCTTTACAGGAGTTTTCTGATTTTTGTTCTGATTTATATATTGGGTCTGGGGATGATTTAGGATTATTCTGTGAGATTAGTGGTGTATGTGTCTCATATGATGTTGCTATTGAAAATGTAAAAATTATAAAGGGATACTTAAAGGATAAAAATTCAGAACTAATTATAGAATTAAACTGCTTAAATAAGACAAAATACTATGACAAAGAAATAGGCCTTAGGTATTATATAAACAACTCTCCAACAGGAAATTTAATGAGAGATATAAATATAATAGCAGCCAAAGTGATAGATGCAATGGATATTAAATATATTTTATCTGCTGGGTTATGTTTTATAGATGAAAAAGATAAGGTATATCAAGATATTATAATGCAATCCTCATATGAAGATAAAAGACATGATGCTGAGCCTAGATGTGTAAAGTCATACCAACAATATTATAATATTATTAAAACACATCTCCCTGATTGGGTTACTAAAGAAAGAATATCCAAAGCTATAAAAAATAGTACTGATTTGGTATCTAATTGTGAGACCATAGCTGTAGACAATTCATATCATCTTCCGGAAATACAAATCCCTGCATTTATTAAAAGAAAAACAGATGATTATGACATGCAATTGTATTATTTATTGATGTCTAAGATAAAAGAGCATGGTAGGTGGATAGATAGTCAAGAATATATAGATAGATTTAAAAAGGAATTAGATGTTATTTGGAAAAATACAACATTAAATTTTATACCATATTTTTTAATATATGAGGATATTAGTAGATTTGCCAGAAATAAAAATATTATTCAGGGGTTATCTAGAGGGTGTTTAACTGGAGATGCTTTAGTCTTAACTAGCGAAGGATATAAAAGACTAGATGAAATACAAATAGGAGACCTGGTGCACTCACATTTAGGTATATTAAGAAAAGTCACAAATACAATGAAATATCCTATTAAAAATGAAAAACTCTTAGAAATAAAAACTAATCATTCATTTAATACTATTAAAATGACTAAAGATCATAAGGTTTTTGGACAAACCAGATCTTATACTGGATGTGGAACTTGGAGTAATATGGACAATAATCCTCAATGGATTGAGGCTAAATATTTAAATATTAATGATGGAATTTGGATGCCTAAAACAACAAATACCTTTACTGACTGGGAAGATATAGATTTAGTCAAATATATAGATAGTGACAATTACACCTATGATGATCAATATATTTATAAAAAAACTCCACTCATCAATCACTTAAGTGTGAGAGATATTAGTAAAAACGTTAAAATATTAAAAATAAAAAGATATATAAGAGTGGACTCTGAATTTGTCTATATGATTGGTAAATGGGTTAGAGACGGATGGTATAGGAAAAATAATTCAGAAACATGTAGTATTGGATATGCATTTAGTAGTAATGATGAAAAAGAAATTAATAAAACAAAAGACTTTTTTGAAGATTTTGGTTTTGAAGTAGGAATTAGAAAAGCAAAAAATAAGAATTTAATTCAGTTATATGTTTATGACAAGCTTTTAGTCAATATGTTTTGTTCTTTTTTCCCTGAATATAAGCTTACTTCAGATACAAAATATTTTGCAAATTTTAAATATCTTCCAAATAATCTGAGCTTATCTTTATTAAGAGGGTACGGGCATGTAGAAGAAGATTATGAAAAACAATGTATAGATTCTACTTCGATATCTTTAATACTAGATGTAAAAGAAATATTATTAAGATTTGGAATTCCTTCTTCTATTTCTATAAGAGAAGCTTTTTATAAAGATCAATATTTATGTAAAGAATCTTATAAGATAAATTTCTGTTCTTTAAATATTAGTGAAAGATTAGATAAGAGAACTATGGCTCCTGTTTTTGAGGATGGATATTATGCAATTATAGAAAACATAAAAGAAGTTGAAAATATACAATATGTATATGATATTACAGTAGAAGAAGATCATAGTTATTTAACACAAAATTTTGCAGTACATAATTCAGCAGGTGGCTGTATCATTTCTTATTATTTAAAAATAACACACATAGACCCTATTAAAAATAAACTACCCTTTGAAAGATTCTTATCGCATGCTCGTATCAATAGAGGATCATTTCCTGATATAGATTGTGATTTTGGAAGTAGAACAGAAATAATAAAATATTTAAAAGATAAATATAATTTAGGATTTGCACAGCTAGGAACTTACCAGACATTTAAAATTAAAAATGCCATAAAAGATGCAATGAGTGCTTTATATGGTCGTAATAGAAATGACCCAGAGATTAACTTTGTTTGCAAAAGTGTTCAGGATGCACCTTCTGGAGTTAATGAGCTAGATTATTTATATGGATATATAGATAATGATGGAATAGAGCATCAACCATACTTAGAAGAAAACGAAATATTAGCTAACTTTTTAAAACAATACCCTGATATAGAAAAAGCCATGAAGAAGTTATTAGGGTTATTAAGATGTTTAGGAAGACATGCTTCGGCATATATAATTTCATCATTAGATTTGAACACTTCTAGAGTTCCTACAGTAACATTGATGGATGATAATATTGGTGAAATTAAAGTTTCTCAATTCGAAGCATCAATGGTAGAAAGCTCAGGATTAATTAAGGCAGATATTCTTATTGTGTCAACCCTTAATACTATAAAAAATACTATAGATCTAATTAAAGAAAGACATAATATTGACTTTTTAAAAGATAACGATATTGGCGTGTCTGCTATATATAGGTTAAGAAAAGATCCTGCTGTATTTCAAGATTTTTATAGGTGCATTACTGATTCTAGTTTTCAATTTAATTCAGACTTAGTGAAGTCATTTTTACCTCAGTTCGCACCAGAATCAACTGAAGACTTGAGTATATTAACGGCCCTAGTTCGTCCTGGAGCGCTAGATGCTCCAATGTTTGATACAACAGCAACTAAATATTATGTTGAAGTTAGATCTGGAGCTAGAGATGTAGAATACATACATCCAGATTTAAAGCCAATACTAGAGGAGACATTAGGGGTATTTTGCTTCCAAGAGCAAATTATGGAATTCCTAGTAGATATTGTAGGTTACTCCTTAGAAGAGTCAGATCAAATAAGAGCTGCAATTGGTAAAAAGAAAAAAGAAGTAATATCAAGTTCTTTTGTTAGGATTCGTGAAAAGTGTTTAGAAAGAGGATGGTCTGGTGCACAAGCCGATACTGTATGTGAGCAGGTTTTGGCTTTTTCTGGGTACTCTTTTAATAGATCACATTCAGCTGCATATAGTTATCTTGGATATATAACTATGTATCTTAAGCATCATTACCCTCTTGAATGGTGGGTGTCAGAATTAAATAGTTCTTCAGAAGATAAAATTTCTAATTACTCTATACTATTAAGAAGGATTTTAAATAGATATTCTGTTAATGCTAATGCTAATAATTTTATAATCAATGGATCAAAAATACAAATACCTATTTCTGTTATAAAAGGGGTTGGCCCTAATACGGTAGAGGAAATTATAAAACATGCCCCATTTAAATCTATAGAAGATTTTTTAGAAAGAGTAAAAGCTTCTAAGGTAAATATTGGACACCTTATTAAGCTATTTAAGGCTAAAGCATTAGATTGTTTTCTAGATGATAATGAACCATACATAGATTCTAGAATATCCTTATTAAATAAAATAAAAACAATAAAATCTGCAAATATAGATCCAGAAGTATTTACAACAAATCCTATTGACATTTATTTTATGGAAAGAGAGTTTAATATTGCCCACAACATACCCTTAATGATGGACAGTTTAATATCAGAAAAAATATTAAAAATATGGCCATCATTAGAAAAGATAAATAGAAAGGTCACTCCATATGTCGTAGGATCTATTCCAGTAGCAGCTGAGGTTAGAATGTTGAGACATATTTTAAAAAATAATGACTGGAGAGAAGAGCCTATAAAAATAGGATTTATAGGTATTTTTAAATCTAGTTCGGTAAAAACTGGCATTAGTAAAAAGACAGGGAATAAATGGGTTAGATTAGATATAGAAATGTCTGATGGAGTTGAGAATTTGTTTGCAATTAAGTGGAGAATTGATAAGCCATTGAGATTCCCTGTTAATTCTATTGTATATTTATATGGAACATTACAGGAGGATTGGAAAGGGGGGCCTCAATTAGGACTAATAGAAATTAAAAAAATATTATAATATATATTATAGATATAAGAAAAGGAGATACTATGAGTTATGCTGTTTATCATTGTTGTCATAGACAACCAACTAAGGCATATATTGGAAAAAATGATTTAATATTAAGACCTTATAATTTTCATAATGATGTAAAGGAGTGCATTAAACATTTATCTTCCAATAATACAGTGGGAGTGAATTTTTTACGTAAGGTGGCCGACCATATTGGTGGAAAGTATGATCCTTATTTTAATTGCTACAAAAATATTATTCCTTGTAATTATGCTGGAAGAGTTTGTTCGTCTTTCGAAGATGTAGTTGATATTGTAAAAACTATGTTTGATGATGGATATCCGCAAATATATAAATCATATATTAAAACAAAGATAATGCAAAGATCAGAAAAGACTATAAAAATATACTATATTGGAAAAGAAGAGGATGTAATTGATGTGATGAAAGAATTAGGGATAGAAAAAGCTAAAAATATAAAGGAAGGTGATAATTCTATTTTATTAGGGATTCAAGAAACAAGCGGATACAAGTGGTCGCAAAAAGAAAATAAAGAAGATTCAGAAAATACAGATCAAGATAATTAAAATAAGTTGACAAAAAAAATAATATATGTTATATTGTTAATGGCAATAACCTATGCCATAATGCTCATGTTTATTAACCAAGTAATCTTAAGGAGATATAATGAAACTTAATTTAGACGGAACCCAAGAAAAGAAACAATTACAAAAACATAAAATCAATAATGGAGATAATATTTATCGTATATTACCCCCTATTGAAGGATCTAATGGCTCTCCTTTTAAAAGGTGGCAAATATGTTGGTTAGAAATTGATGGAAAACCAAAGCCAGTTCCATCTCCTAGGTCATTTTCTGAAAAAGAATGCCCAGTTTATAATTTTTGTGATGAATTGGATAAAAAATCAAAAGAAGAACTGAAACCACTATTATATGATAAGTCCATACCAGAGGAAGAAAAGGCTAGAATTGATAAAGTAATTAATGAAATAATTCCAGCTATATCTTATAATATCAAACCCAAATCATCTTTTTATTATAATGCTATTAATAAATCTGGTGTGGTTGGGTGTTTAGAGGTTAAAAAGACGGCTAATGACCAATTAATAGGATTAATGAGAGAATATATTTCTAATTTTAATCAAGATCCTACTTCTTTAGATTCTACAGATGATGATTGTGGAGTTTGGTTTAATTTTGTTAGAGAGGGTGTTGGAAGAGATACTACTTATAGGGTTAAAAAAGTAGAAACCCAAATTAGAACTGGGAAAACAATCACAATAGAAGTAGATAGAACTCCATTACCCAGTAATGTTGTTGATAATTATGAATCTTTAGCTATAGATATTTTTAATTTATATAAAAAACTATCTAACGAAGAAATTAAAAAATTAATAATAACTTATGTTGTTCAAAAATTTGAAGAGTATACTGATTTATTAGAAACTAATAATTTTAAATTTACATTGTCAGACGAGAAAGAAGAGAAAGAGGTCAACAAGCCAATTAAAAAAACAAAGCCATCTGTAAATTTAAAACTAAATCAGGATTCTGATTTTGATGATGACGATGATGATATCTTATCTTTTGCAGATAAAGCTTTAAATAAATAAAAGGGAGAAACCAGTGCAACAACAATCTGCAATAAGTATTTTAGATGATATTGATATACAAGCTATAGCAAAATATACCCAAAAAATATCTGATTTAGGTGGTGGTTTTGATAAAATGATGGGCGGGGTTTATTTAAGAGATTTTATTATTGCTTATGATTTATCTATAGTGATGTTAGCTAAAGCTACACAAGCAGAGATTATTGCAAAATATGCATTACAGGAGAAAGAAGCTATTGTTTTTTTAGATAAAGCGCCAGAATACTTTAAAAGTAAGAATGAAAAGCCAACTGTAGAATCTAAAAAATCATATGCCTGTTTAGATCCTGAAGTTAAGGAAGCACAGGGCGTATTAGCTCATGCAACTGCCTTAGTTGTCTTATTAAAAGGCAAGCAATCAGAGTTTAAGGATGCTATATATTCTGTCAAAGCAATAATGAATGACAATAATAATTTAACTTTTACATTATAAGGGGTATTCAGTGGCTGAAAATAAATGGGCTAAGAAATTAGCTGGAGAGTTTGGAAAGGTTGGGCAAGAATTAAAGGCATTTAGAGAAACAGTAATTCCTATGCCATCCCCATCATTAAATTATGCATTAGGAAATGGAGGTATTGTTGAAGGTAGAGCTTATATATTTTATGGACCAGAAAGTTCTGGAAAATCTTTATTGGCTCAACTAAGCGTCATAGAAATATTAAAGAAATATCCTGAAGGATTAGCTTTAGTGTTTGACGCTGAGTATGCCTTCAATAAGGATTGGTTTCAAAAATTAGGAGGAGATCTTTCTAGGGTTATAGTTATTCAATCTAATAATCCTAATAACATTTTTGACTATATTTATTCAGATGTCTACGAGATGATACAAGAAGGTGCCCCGGTAAAGGCAATAATGTTAGATTCTTTTAGGAGTATAATTTACCCTAAAGATATTAAAAAAGATTCTACTCAATTAACTATGGGAGGAACTGGCAGTTCATATTTACCTAGCGCATTAAAAAGAATACTTCCTGTGATAAGGGAATGCAATGTTACTTTTTTAGGTATTCAACAAGTATCAGATGAATTAGATATATATAAAAAAGCATCTAACCCTTATGTTTTACCTGATGGAAGATTTTTAAAACATTTTGCAGACTTACTATTAGAGATTACGAAAATAGAAAATAAGGCATCAGCAATAAGGGATGGAAGCACTATAACTGGATCAGAACAGCAAATTGGGCATAAAGTTAGAGTAAAGGTAAAAAAGAATAGAACAGCAGCCCCTGCAAAGGTTGCAGAATTTACATTAAATTATGAACAAGGTATTGTAAATATTGATCAAGAGATTTTTGAATTAGGTGTTTCTTTAGGGGTTATTAAACATCCTCTAAATCCCAATACCGGAAAAATTAATGTACAAATGTGGCAAATAGGTGAAAATGAGCCAATCAGAGGAGAAGCTAATATTAGAGAGGCAGTTAGAGCAAGTGTTGGATTACAGAGAGAAATATTAGAATTATGTTCTGAAGAAAATAATAAATCAAATAGCGATTTAATTAAATTTGATGAGCACTAATATGAAAATATTATTAATTGGAGATCTTCATTTAAAACATTCTCACCTTAATCAATCTATTGAATTATTAAAATGGACTGAGGAGATGGCATTATTGCATAATGTCGATATGTGTATTAATTTGGGAGACACATTTAATGATAATTCTGTGTTACGATCGGAAATACTATCTGAGTTTACTTCACACCTAGATCGCACCTTAGAAAAAGGGATTAAGTATATATTGATTTTGGGGAATCATGATCAATATAAGCCGCACGATAATAAATATAATGCTATTAGCGTTTTTAAAAATAGACATGAAAATCTACATACCATAACTGAAATTCAAAATATATTTGGATTTACTTTTATACCATATTTAAATGATTTTAATGAATGGCCTAAAAATGCTAATAAAATAATATTTACACATAATATGTTTATTGGAGCTGACTGTGGGTTTAAAAAAATGGACACCGGATTGGAGGTAGATTTAGATAATTATGAATTAATCATATCTGGACATGTCCACAAGAAGCAACTATTGAATAATAAAATATTTTATCCAGGAACTCCACTATCCACATCATTATCTGATGTGAATGAAGAAAAGGGTTTGCATATTTTAGATACGAAAGATATGGATATGTTATTCATACCATCTATATTTCCATTA